ATGCTGACCGACACCAAGCTGCGCTCGCTAAAGCCGAAGTCCGCGGTGTACCGCGTGGCCGACGCGAACGGCTTGTGCATTGAGGTGCGTCCGACCGGCACCAAGGTGTGGCGATATCGCTACCGCTACCTTGGTAAGGCCAGCATCATTACCATCGACGAATATCCTGCTACGTCGCTCCAGGCGGCACGCGCAGAGCGGGATAGGCTGCGGGCTCTGCTCCGTGGCGGGGCCAACCCCTCACAAGTTGCCAGGGCCGAGCGGGCTGCACATGGTGAGCGAGCTGCCACCACCTTTTCCGCAGTAGCACTGGAGCTGCTGGCGAAGCGCGCAAAGGAATGTCTTACGCCCGGCTCCGTGGTTCGCGAGCGCCGATTGATCCAAAAGGATCTGGCGCCTCTGGCTGACATGCCTCTGACCGAGATCACCGCCCCCATACTGCTTGCCGCACTTCGCAAGCTAGAGCAGCGCGGAGTGATCGAAACTGCACACCGCGCTCGATCTCATGCTGGCCGAGTTTTCCGATACGCCCTGGCCACGGGCAGGGCAGAGCGCAATCCGGCTCAGGACTTAGCTGGTGCCCTCGAGCAACCAAAGACGAAGCACTTTGCGAGCATGACTGAGCCCTCGCAGATTGGCGCACTTCTGCGCGCGCTGTGGGGCTACCAAGGCTCGCTTGTCACGCAGGCAGCGCTCAAGCTCGCCCCAATGCTGTTCGTGCGTCCCGGCGAGCTGCGCCACGCCAAATGGGCCGATATTGATCTCGATGCGGCGGAATGGCGGTATGTGACCAGCAAGACGAACACGCCTCACATCGTCCCGCTATCCGCGCAGGCCATCGAAGTGTTCCAGGACCTGTACCCGTACACCAAACGAAGCGAGTTCGTATTTCCGGGCGTGCGAAGTGTCCTCAAGCCGATGAGCGAGAACACGCTCAATGCTGCACTAAGGAACTTGGGCTTCGACGGTTCGATGATGGTTGGTCACGGCTTCCGGGCGATGGCCCGCACCGTGCTGGACGAAGTGCTGGGCTTCCGGCCGGACTACATCGAGCACCAGCTTGCCCACGCGGTTAAGGATCCACTTGGGCGTGCCTACAACCGTGCTACCCATCTGCCGGAGCGCAGGAAGATGATGCAGGCGTGGTCGGACTATCTGGACCGCCTGCGCGATGAGAAGCCCAAAGTTGTCGAGTTCCGCGCTAAGCGCGCATAACCCTCTCACTACAGACAGGAGGATTCGAAGAGGTTCACCGGCGTCATAAACAAAGCGGCCGAGATAGGGGTTGGCGCCCCTAGCTCGGCCTACCACAACCGACTATTGGAGAGTCGATCATGGATTGCAGCATTATAGATGTTGCGCCTGAACGGGCGCGTTCGGCCGCGAAGCGGCAAATTTCATCAGCCCGAGGGGCGCACCGTACTACCCGCGGCTTCGCCGCCCGCCGCTGGCTCACCGCCCGCGACGATCTCAATACCTACCGCCTCTGTGGCGTGCTTTTCCTGATCGGCACAATTTTGGGTGTCTCCGATATGACCGTCATTGAACTTGTCATGGAGGTGACCTGTGCCCGTATCTGACCTTACCGAAGAAACCCCGTACGGCGCGATCCCGGTCCAGGATGACGCTCCGACCTACAAGATCTGTGCAGGCATCGACACGACGCACGCGCTGGGTGACGCAAGCCTCTACGTGAGCTTTGTCCGATCGTTCTTCCGAACCTGTATGGACAATTGCACCTCCCCGACATTTGATGAAATTGCCGTACTGGATCATCTTCTGGAAGAGGCTCAAGCACTGCGGCGCGCATCGAGGGTGGACTGATGGCCGCGCTCGCTAGCCAAGAGAGAATCACCGAGCTGAGGCAAGTCCTAAACGAAGCAGCGCAAGCCATCTGGGATATCCAGGGCATCACTCAGCTACTGCTCAGCTCAGGGGAAATGGATGCGGCCAGCTTTTCCCCCGAGGTCCGAGCCGTGGTCAGCATGGTCCACGAGAGGGCTGCCCATATGGGTAAGGGCATTGAGGTGGTCCTATGAGCCAGGCTAAGCCTCCAAGACATAAGCGGCCGGTGCGCTTCAATAGGACCCGCGCCAATCCAATGCAGCGATTGCCCTTCTATCGTCGAAGTCATGCCGGTGGCGGCGACTACTGGAGGATGCCGCCCGCCGAGGGCTATGCCATAGGTAGAGAAATCGGTACGTTGTGCGCGGGTGCATTCCTAATGGCGGTAGTCGAGTCCCTGAGGGGCGAGTTGTACCGTCATGAAGCAAACTTGGCAGAGTTTGTGGCATCTGCCATTCAGGTGAGTGGTGGTGTGCTCTCCCCATCAGAGCGAGGAATCATCGACGGGTTCTTTGGGACACGTTCGCCGTTGACTGAGATCCTGCATGCAGGCGTTTGGCAAAAGTCCGATGATCTTGGATGGACCAAGGAGCAGATCGAGGCGGCATTGGCAGATGCCAGTGCGATGAGCCCGGAGGAGTACCTACTTCAGCTGGCTCCCCAGCGTAAGGCAATTGGTAAAACGGGCAGGGATGGTATTCAGTTCAAGCTCCAACCGAATTCAGAGTAAGACTACGGGTGCCATGCATCCAACAGAAGGATCGGGACATGAATAGCAGAATTTACAACCTGAAAAAGTGGCTGACGCTGGAGGACGCGGCCGCCTATGTGTCCCGGTCCTTGGGCGAAGCTTGCTCAGTGGCAGACCTTTTGCAGCTGTCGCTAGACGGCCACGTAGTTATCTCTGTCAACTTTGTCAATCACGCCAAGGCAAACCTTGGAGATATGGTAAAGGCGCCGCTAGCGAAGATGCGTCTGTACGCCTCGACGTCTAAGAGCGAGCACTCTTCTGAAATCCAAGCGTTGGCTGGCGATCTGGAGGCGAAGATCGATCCTGCCGAAAGAACTGTGTGGTTCCGTGACAATCTCGAGCGGGTGAACCAGATTGGCGGGATCTTCGCCTATGTTGGTGACCAAGTCGATCGTGATCGGATTCTGGAATGGAAATCAGGCCTAGAGACAATTGACGGAATTTGGGATATTCCAAATTTCGGTAGCGCGCGGCTTGACGTTGAACATGCTCTTCAAGCTCTCATCGACGGCCCCGAGGTGACGCTGAGTTGCCTTGGCGGCACTGTCGTCGTTGATGAGACAGGTACTCGATTCGCGCGCTTGATGGAGCCTTTTGAGCATCCGACCAAGGGTGATACGGATGAGGGCGCCGCGAATCTATCCCGGCGTGGTGCGAGGGACTATTTTCCATGCGGAGGGCTTCCAGACGACGCGGTGATGGTGGTGCGTCCCTCGGCCCTAGATAAGTTCATTGCTGACAGCAACGCCACGGTCGCATCTGTTCAGAAAGATGTGGGGACGCGTGAGAAGACGGGGTTATTGAAGTTGATTGCTGGATTGGCAGACCTCGCCAAGATCGATCTGCGTAGTGACAAGGCGGCGGTCCAATTGGAGGCTGCTGCCGCTCCCTATGACGGCCCAGGTGCAAAGACCCTGCGGAAGCACATCGAAACAATTCGGGAGGAAATACTGCCGCAGGGGTAGCGTGGTAACTACCTAAGTTCGCAGGGAAATTGCCACTCGTTTTGCTTGTTCAGTCCTAACTTTGCTGCACCCGCCGCTCAGCGGCTAAACGGTGCTGTCAATGGATACACGCGGACAACGGGACTTCCGGCCCTTCATTCCGGAATGTGCAAAGGTTGGCATAGGTAGATCTAAGGCCTACGAACTCGCTAATGCCGGCCTCCTCGAAACGGTGAGCATCGGTCGCCGTCGCTTCGTCTATCTGGACAGCCTCTACACCTTGCCGGCTCGTCTGGCGAAGGGGGTCCAGTGGACTGCCCAGTGACTGGTTTCGACTTCTCCGCCCTTAACTCTGCCCAAGAGCGGATCCTCGACTTCGGGGGATGGACGTCCGACTTCCCTCATGGCGAATCCAAGCCGACCCGCAAGGACACCCAGGGCCTGATTGAGCGCGGCCTCCTCATCTCAGTCAACGTCCGGCGCCGGGACAGCTATGGCTCCTATTCACTCACTGAGTACCGGGTTCCAGAGCCGGCGCGCCGCGCGTGGAAGCAGCAAAAGGAGGGGAATCGATGACCAGCGAAGCAATTCAGGCAGGCCGCATAGCCTCGAAGGGCCGCGTGCTGATGCGTCTCCCTGACGTCATGGCGGCGTGCGGAATGTCCAGGTCCCTCATCTACAAGTTGGCAAAGGAGCACCGATTCCCGCGCCCGATCCGGGTGGCAGCCAGAGTGTCCGCCTGGAACTCTGAAGAGGTCCAAGCGTGGATTGACGCGCGCTGCGACGAAGGGAGGGATGCCTGATGGCAACTGGAGTTGTCCAAGTCGACTTCAATGGCGCCCTGCTTGTGGGTCGGCTCCACCAAGGCCAGCCATACGTGGCTATGCGTCCGATCGTGGAGGGAATGGGGCTGGATTGGAACAAGCAGCTAGACAAGCTCAAGACGCATCCAGTGTTGTCGCGACAACTGTCCACCTTAAAGGGGATGGTTGCCGGCGATGGCAAGGGTAGGCAGATGCAGTCCCTTCCGCTATCGCGCGTCCCGTTCTGGCTGGCGACCGTCAACCCGAACAAGGTGAGAGAGTCCATCCGGGCGCGTGTGATTCTGTTCCAAGAGCAGGCCGCGGATGTGCTGGCTGACGCATTCTTGGCCAGTAGCGCTCGCCTGGACACCTGCCGTGCGAAGCGAGTGGCGAGTACGGTCATGTGCCGGATTCTGCACGACACCCTGATATCCGTTGGCAAGGACCCGAGAGGGTTCGACTACGCCACAGAGCATCGCTTGGTGAACCACTGCATCACTGGTGTCTTCGGGCCAATCGCAGAAGCTGAGTTGTCGACAGACCAACTGAAGCTGCAGGAGGAACTGCGGATGCAGAACGCGGTCTGGATCGGCCAAGGAATTGCCTACCGAGAGCGTAAGCCCCGTCTTGAGCGGCATGCCTCGCAATGGATTTCCCCGGCCCAACAGAAGCTGGGGGGCTCCCATGCAGCGTGAGTCCAGATCGACCCTATTGCATAGAGCCTCCGGCTACCTCGTCGACCCCGCCTCTGGCTTGGTGTGGAGCGAGTCGGGGAGGAGGTTGGGGGCGCAGTACCGCGACGGATACGTGCGGATCATTCAAAGCCTGGGACGGGCTTCCTGCCGAACCTGGTACGCCCATCGGTTGGTATGGGAGGCGGCCAACGGTTCGATTCCGGAAGGTATGGAGATAGACCATCTGGATGGGGACAAGTCCAACAACCGGGTGAGCAATCTGCAGGCGGTCAGCGGTGCTGAGAACCGTCGCCGCCAGCGTGAGAGGTGCTTGCGGCAGTACGGCAGCCAATCCCCGACGTGCAAGCTGACACCTGCTGAAGTCTTAGCGGTGATGAGCACCGAAGGGATCGTGCCCACGAAGGCTTGGGCCAGACGGCTATCGGTCACTCCTTCGCTGATCCGGTCTATTCGGAAGGGCCGCACGTGGAAGCACCTGACCGAAGACACCAAGTCACCACGTAGTCGCCCTAAGCGCGCCTGAGGGCTGCGCTCACTTGCCCTTGGGGGGCGTATGCACAGTACAAGCCAGGACCGCGCCAAGCGGCCTGCAGCAGGCAATGCCGGTCACGCACCGGCTTACCCTCGGGGCAACCCCGACAAGCGCCGGCAGAAGCTCACGGGGCGCGCCAAGGGCGCGCCGTTCTTGATGCTCGAACACCGTATATCCGACTCTGAGGAGTTCGGCCGCCTCTCCGGCAATGCCGTGAAGCTGCTTCTGGAGCTTGCCCGACAGTACCGTCCGGGAAAGAACGGTGACCTGAGCATTGCTTGGTCGATGCTCTCTACGCGTGGGTGGAGGAGCAAGGCGACGGTCCATGGGGCCAAGTTGGAGCTACTGGCGGGCGGCTGGATCATCGAGACCCGCAAGGGTGGCAAGAACATGTGCAGCCTGTACGCGCTGACGTACTACGCGATCGACGAATCCGAAAAGCATCTGGAACCGTCGACTGTCACTCCACCGAATCTGTGGAGAAATCGCGATGGCTAGTCGCTATGTGGGCCAATGTGGTCGCTATGCAGGCCAACTGCTCGATAGGTTGGCCCACATACAGACCTATGAGGTCGCTATGCAGGCCAGTCATGCGGTTATCCACAACCCATCGAGGTCGCTATGTGTACACCCTTCTAGATATATACCAAGCGGAGCGTGCTTTGCCTGCTTCCCTGTCTTGGATTTAAGCCCTCTGATCTGGGCGGCCCAAACGCAACCCGTTCGTCTCCCGAACCGGTTCGCCACACGGTCCGCAAGCGGGGCAATCCTGGGCCCGCTGGAGGTGGTGTATGGGCCAGGTTGAGCAGGGGACGGAAGACTACGACTGGGAAAGATCCCTGGCTGTACTGCAGGACGAACAGGCGATCGACGTTGCGGCCAAGGCACTCGCCTGCGCTTTCGGTGTATCCAGCTCGATGAGCGTTCCCCTGACCCGCTGGTCGGGTGCAGACGGCGAGCCAAATCCAGATAGGGGGGCGACTCTGTCCCTATGCCGCCGCGGCAGAGTGCAGCAGTCGGCTAGTGGCTATCTGCCCGAAGGGCTTCAGGCTAGGGAGAAGGCACTTCAGTTGTTCAAGCCAGCCGATAGGGATGCAATCGTAGAGTTCGATGGGGTCGCGGAGATGCGCGCGCCAGGGTCCAAGAGCCGTACCCGGCAGATGCGAGCATGGAACGCCTCCAAGGTGCTTGTAGCCACTCCAGCTACCCGGCCCTCGAGATTCGCGCTGCATGCGTTGGTGGACGCTCATCTGGACGGACCACTTGAGGCATGGTTGCTTCTCTACAGCACCGGCAAGCGGAACTGTTGGGAAACCGTCTCGCTGCATATGGCGGCTTGTGGCCACCCTGACTGGGCTGCCCGAGAGGCAGCGACCAGGCTGATGGGCAATCGTCGCCCGTTCCGGGAGGTGGCGAAGGAGGTTGCCAAGCGCGAAGCATATTGCCGCTCCCAGGTGATGGCCGCTGAGCGGCGACTGATGAACTGGCTGAGCCGGGCAAGTCGTAGCTTCGTTAGGGCGATGGGCGCCGCTCTCTACGTGCCGTAGACGTCTATGGGCGGCCATGGATGCGGGAGGCGAAAACGCCAAAATCCCGTCCTAAGTAGTAGGGCCCCATGTCCCCCAAGGGCGGGCCCGGGTGGCGAGTGAAGTGCTCGCCACCCTTCTTTTTTTGCTGCGGCATCACTCGTGCACCTGTGCCGTTAGCCACCCCAGAACAGGAGAGCCCAGACGTGGCAGATTTCCAAGAGAAGTTCATGAACAGCCTGGCTGGCGGCTTCCAGTTCGGCCAGCAGATCAAGGCACAGCGAGACACGAACCAACTCAACCAGCTAGCCTCGCTGGCCTACCAGGCGCCGCAGGAGCAGCGGCAGGAGATTCTGGGTCAGGCGGCCGCGGTGGATGCTGGATCGGCGGGGGCGCTCGATAAGCAGCTCGGCAACAGCGACGAGCGCCGGAACAAGACCATGATCAACATGGCCAAGCTGCTGACCTCGGTGCCGGAGCAGGCGCGGCCCGGTCTGTATCAGCAGTTCATCCCCACCCTCTCCAAGTTCGGCCTGTCCGAACTGCCGCCCGAGTACAACGCTCAGACCGCACCTGTGATCGATCAGGCAGCGCAGTCTCTGGTCCAGGCCTACAGCGGGGGGACAAAGCAGCCCGAGCAGTTCACGCTCGGTCCTGGAGCGAAGCGCTTTGATGCTTCGGGCAACGTTGTGGCGGAAGTACCGTTCGCGCCGGCCAATGGCAACCTCGTTGACGTTCCAGATGGCATGGGCGGCAGAGTGAAGATGGTTTGGGATCCACGCACTCGTCAGCTCAGTGATCTTCCTACGCCCGGCGCGGCCACTGGGCAGCTAATGACCGCTAGCGACGGTCAGCCGTACAGGTTCGACCCCGGGATGGACCCGGCAGATATTGAGGCGGCGCACGCTGACGCTGAGGCCGGCGGACAGCTCACCAGCGTCCAGCTCCCTGACCGCAATGTGGCTCAGTTCTCCCAGACAACTCCGAGACTCGGTTACACACCGCCAAAGCAGGCGGCCACCTTTACCAACCTGACACCCGAGGAGGTTGCTGCGATGGGACTGCCAGTCGGCACTATCGCCCAGCGCAGCCCCACAGGGCAGGTGAGCATCGTCAACAAGCCGAAGGACCTCCCGACTGGTGGTCAGGTCATCGACAACGGCGATGGGACCACCACCTACATCCCAGCTGGCAAGATCAGCGAGGGTGAGCGCAACGCCAGTGGCTTCTACCAGCGCATGGTGTCAGCCAATGAAGAGATGCGGCGCTTAGAAGAATCTGGGTACGACCCTACCAACAGGCGTGACTACTACACCGCCGGCGGAGATTTCCTCAATCCTCTGGCGACGCCGGAAGGCCAGCAGTATCGGCAGGCCCAGGACAACTGGTTGCGAGCAAATCTCCGCAAAGAATCCGGCGCAGCCATCGGCGTGGCCGAAATGGACCAGGAGCGGAAAAACTACTTCCCCATTCCTGGGGACTCTCTGCAGGTCATCCAGCAGAAGATGCGAAACCGGACCGTCACGGAGCGCGCTATGCGGTCCGCTGCAGGTGGCGGGCTGGCGCCTATGGAGGCGAAGCAAGGCCCGCAGCCTGGCTCTATTGAAGACGGCTACCGCTTCCGCGGCGGAGACGCTGCCGATCCGAAAAACTGGGAGCGCATCTGATGGCAGCGCCATGGGAGAAGTACCAACAGGCAGCGTCGGTTCCGCCGACAACAGCGAGTGGGCCATGGGCTAAGTACGCCGCGCCGACAGATGGATCCGACCGCGCGTCCGCCATCACCGATCTGCCAACTGTCCACGCTGAGCGGCCAGATTTCAGCGGTGTCACTTCGGCAGTTGACTCGACAGCCTTCCGCAATGCTCCTGATGGCTGGGAATATGGTGCCGGCCGTGATGCTGCCTTCGGCACTCGTTCGGGGATCCAGGCAGTTGGCAGCCTGATTGGCGCGATCGGCGGCGATGCCTTCAACAATTACGTTGCCAACCCGATTGCCCGCCAGTTGGGCATGCAGGAGGCTCGCCCGTACCGAGAGGAGGCCGCGGCGCTTGCCGACCGCATCGGGTTGCCCAAGGCGCAGACCTCCGGTGACCGCATCCTGGGTGACGTGGGCGAAGCCTTGACCGGGACCGGTCTAACGTCGGGCATCGGCGGGGGGATCAATGCGCTGGCCGGGCTGGCTCCGCGTGCTGCACAGGCCGGCGTTTCACCAGCCCTGCGCGGCGCTGCCCCAGTGGTCGAGAACCGCTTGGCTCAACTGTTAACGGCGCAGCCGGGCTTGCAGACCACCGCGGCCGCCGCAGGTGCCGGCGCTGCCAGTGCCACTCGAGAGGCCGGGGGATCGCCCAGTGCACAGTTGGGGGCGGGACTTGTCGGTGGCTTTGCCCCGGGCGCAGCAAGCGGAGTCGCGAATCTGCTCACTGGAGGGCGAGTTGCCGCCACGGGCACCGTTCCTGCCTTGACCGCAGGAGCCGCCCGGAGAGGTCTGCGCGGCGCGGATACGGCCGCCATCCAACAGCGCGTGGACGAGTTCGCGGCGGCTGGGACCACCCCGAGTGTCGGACAGGCGACCGGTAGCAGGTCGGCGCAGGCGCTCGAAACTTACCTAGGCAATTCGCCAGGTGGGTCGGGACGAATTGCCGCGCTGGGTGGAGAACAGGCCGATGCTGCCAGAGCCACTACGGATCGACTCTCCAACCAAATCACCCCGGGCGGTGCTGACTTGACGCCGACCCAGGTGGGAACGACGGTGCAACAGGGGATCTACGGCCCGAGCGGCTTCGTTGATCGGACCAAGGCCGTCTCGGACCGTCTGTACGCCGAGTTGGACAAGCACCTTCCGGCAGAAACCTTGATTCCGGTATCAAACACGGCAAAGGCAATGCGTCAGGTCAACGGCAGCATCCGCGGGGCGCCTGAGATCTCCCGAATCTTCGACCAGCCAAGGCTCAAAGCCATGGAGGGTGCGTTGTTGAGCGACTCAACCGGAGGTGCGGCTGTCCTTACCCAGCCTGGCATGAGGGAAAACGCAGGGGCCTACAGGCAGTACCTCCAGCAGCAGGCACAAACCATTGCGGCCAACAACGCGCGGCGGCGCTCACTCGGCATGACGGTAATGGAGCCCGTTCCTAGCGCAGCCGACATTGAAGAGAACGTGAGGCGAACTGTGGGCAACATGGCCGACGGAACCTTGCCGTACCAAGCCATCAAGGAACTCCGCTCGAAGGTCGGCCACGAGGTAGGAGCGACGTTCCTCACGAGGGATGCTGCGCATGGAGAATGGAAGAAGGTCTATGCCGCCCTCACTGCAGATATGGAATCGGCGGCTAGCTCCCCTGAGGCCAAGCGCGCACTGTCGCGTGCCAACAACTACTACAAGCTTCGCCAGATGAAGCTCGAGCAGATCGGCAAGATCGTGCAGAAAGAAGGCGGGCCGGAGGTCGCCTATCAGGCGATGTTCGCCGGTGCGAAGAACGGAGCGACCCCACTCAAGCGTGTGATGGACGCCCTCCCGCCGTCTGCCCGTGAGGATGTGACAGCTTCCTTCCTGCAGCGCATGGGGCGCGCGACCAAGGCAAACCAGAATGCGGCCGGAGACGCCTTCTCGATGGAGACCTTCTTGAGCAACTGGGCGGACCTGAGTCCTGAGGCTCGGAAGCAGCTGTTCAGCAACGCTCGTTTCGGCTCGGACTACGTCCAGAACGTCAGCAAGCTCGCGAACGTGGCTGAAGCGATTCGGACTGGCGGGAAGGTGTTCGCTAATCCCCCGGGGACCTCCCGCCAAGCCGCGCTCGGGGTGACACTGGGTGGCACCGCTCTCATCGCTGGTCAGCAGGCTCTCCAAGGCAACCTGGGACAAGCTGCGATCGTCCTGGCCTCGTCCTTGGCCCTAGCAGGCAGTAACAACTTGTTGGCCCGGATGATGACCAATCCCCAGACAGTTCGCTGGCTGGCGAAGAACACGGAGAGGAACACGGGCGACATCCAAGCCCAGCTCAACGGGCTTAGGCAGATCGGCGAGAAAGAAGACGACGATGAGGTTGTGGAATTGGCGAGCCGGCTCGAGTCGGAGGTGGGGCAGGCCCGTTAACCGCCGAAGAACTTCAGGACGGAATAGACCAGTCCGACAATCGCTAACAAGGCCAGAGGGATGGCCACGACTGCCAATGCGATCGACCTGGAACCGCCCTTGCCATTCGGATATCTCTTACTGAAAGCCTCGCTCTGGACCGACCGCCAGCCTTGCTGAGGCGCGTACTTGTTGGCTTTCCAGTTCACGTGCTTCCCCAAGTCCAGATCCTTGGCCGGAATCGTAGCACCCCCGCTGCGGGGCCACCTCTTGGGCCGCAGCCTTGCTCAACGGAGTCATAGAACAGATGAAAAAGGGCCTCAGGGAAAGCCAAGAGGGACCTAGCCACCGCGCAGCAACCCTGGAGGTGCCTGTGGATGGCGGGGAGACCATGGCTGGGAAGTCCGCCCGCTTGATTACCGAGGGGGTGGCCAGCAACGCCTTCGTAAGCATGATGTTCTGCCAGTACTCCGGCGTCAGTGGGGGCGACGAGCTTTCAGAACTCGTGAAGTCCACCCGACAGACTGTGGAGGCCAACGCCAAGGGCGGCACCGAGCAGGCGGAGGCACTTCTGACTAGCCAGGCCATTGCGCTCAACTCCGTCTTTCTAGAGATGAGCCGGCGCGCAGCAATCAACATGGGCTCACACCTTGGTGCGATGGAGACCTACATGCGGCTGGCCTTGAAGGCGCAGTCCCAATGTCGGACCACGCTGGAGTCACTGGCGGAGATCAAGAACCCCCGGGCGGTGGCCTTCGTTAAGCAGGCCAACATTGCCGGCGGCCATCAACAGGTGAACAACCATGCCCCGGAAAGTCCCGGGCAGGCACCGGAACGGACGGGGCGCGCGGGAAGAAAAAGACAGCAAAACAAACTATTGGAGGACGTCCAAGATGCGCAGTGGTTGGACCCCAGAGCGGCGCCGGCGGCAAGCGCTGGCGATCCAGAGATGGCGACCGTGGGATCGGTCAACGGGGCCTCGCACCAGCGAGGGCAAGGCAAAGGTCGCCCTGAACGCCTGGAAGGGAGGGGAGCGCCCCGCGCTTCGCGAGCTCGCTCAGGTGCTGGCAGGGCTGCGGCAATAGGCGGGGGCCGGGAATGAGTTTTCTGGCGGATATCCCAGCCCTTCCCGCGGCAGCAGAAGCCTTGGACTCCTGGGACTGGATGGAGCGGATCCTAGCCGCCCATGAGCGGCAGCCAACGGTCTACCAGCACTTCGTGTACCACGAGGGGGGCTGCGGCGCGCCGGAAGGGGAACCCTGCACCTGTGGTCTGATGGCCGCCTTCTATGACGGGCGACACCTTGTAGTCGTGAATCCCGAGCTGCAGTGCTGGACGTACTTCGTCCACTAGCTGCGGCGGGATCAGCGATCGCAACTCTGGGGTTTGCACTGCGCAATTTTGTGCAGTGCTTTGAAATCAATCACTTGGATGGAAGGGAAGGGGCGCCGGCCTCACCTTTACGGCTATCGCTGGCGCAAGGGCGAGGGAGGTTGATGCTGCTGCCGCTCAGTAAGCGCGTTCACGAACGGCTGGCGGGTCGCCAATGTGGGGGGTCTCACTCGCTCCAGGCAGTCCATTCGCTGAACTGGCTAACGGCCCTAGCAGGAGGCCGCCATTAGTGCTGAACGCGCGACCGATCTGGGGGACGAATTGCTGATTGGCGGACTGTAGATTGCCGGTTAGGATCAACTCGGCAAGGGGTGATCCCCGCGCGGCCGATAAGCCGTGGCGACTGGATCGAAGGACAGACCACAAGATGGAGAGTGCAGAATGGATGCACGAAGGATCAGAGCGTGATTCCTGCGCTGGATGACATTGGATTGCTGCCACCCGGGGTGTGGGAATGCACCTTGGCTGAGGCAGAAGCGGTTTTCGCTACTACGCCACATCGGCGCGAATTGTGGAAAGGCCTTCTCCAGTTCTTGGCCGATGAAGTTGAGCCGCATACGCCCGTTCCCGTCTGGATCGACGGCAGCTTCACGCGGCGTAAAGACCACCCATTGGACATTGACGTTGTGGTGGATTTTTCCGGCCTGCCTGAGGCAGTCGCCATGCCAATGGCGGTCTCTCTATACCTGCGTAATTCGAAGTTGAAGGCTACCTACAACGTAGACGCGTACCCTCGACATCCCGAGATTGCTAACGACTTCGCAGAATTCTTCCAGTACGCAGGGTCTAAGGCCGCGGCAGAATTCCAAATCGACAGCAAACACCCCAAAGGTATTCTGAAGGTCCAATTATGAGTGAGCGCACCCTTACACAAGCATTTCTGCGCGCGCACTTGGAAAATATGGCGTCTATGGCACAAGCGTCGGTCAAGTACGGGCTTGAAGCAACGCCCGCGCAGTTGGTTGACGGAATAGAAGGCGCGCTACTGGATCTCGTGCGGACCAGCCTGCCCTTGGATCACTTGCTTGAGACTTCCGACCTGGTGTTCCATGCCGAGGGGCCAGGTGTGCGGACAAATGCGCCCGCGCTATCGGCGTTCAACTGGCTGTCGCGCGCAACAGAGGCGGCTCTCCGCAAACTGTCTGGCGAGATGTTTGATCTTTCAGATCGCAATGCGAAACAGCTAGGCAGAGCGCTTGATCTGCGCCTAACCGGCATGGCGCCCGGCAGCCTCTATCTGGGGATCGCGCTTGAGTCTCCTCCCGCAGATATGATTCCGGCAGACGATGAGCCAATGTTTGTAAAGCTCCGTTCGACTTTTCGCGGTCTACCGGAAGCTACTACCGCAATTGGCGACGAAAGCATCAAGCCTGAAATTGGGGAAATGATTCCAGATGCTGCAGAGCGTGACGCAGTTCTTGCTGCTTTGCTTCGCCTTTCGCCAACAGGTAGGCAGGGTATTCACACTCTGGATGTCACGTCCCCTGGCCTGGCCCGTGGGACGCTCTCACAACGCGAGCGCGTCGTGCTGCGAGAGGCGATCAACCATCCACTGCTGGTGAATCGGAAAGCCGGGGCATTCGTCGGTGAGGTCCGGGAAGCTGACTTGGACAAGAATAGAATGCACCTTCGGGGTGTTCCGGGCGTCGGTAACCTGCGTTGCGTGTTGCCGGTAATGGATAAGTCACTCTTTGGGGAGACAGTGAGGGTGAGCGGGGAATACGAGTCGGACCGCACCGGAAGGCCGCGTCTGATGCTGGTTAACCATGTGGAGATAGTGCGGCCGTTAAAGGAGCAAGTCGAGTTTCCTGCCTAGGCACCGGTCTTGGCTATTGTTCGGCCACCGCCCGACGGCGAGTCGTATCGGAACGGATTCTCGGTAGCTCCTCAACTGTCTGATATGAAAGAGCTTCCCGTCGTGACATCCCCCTTACGTCAAGGCGCCGATCTAAAACTGGCTTGCGAGTAGCTGGGTGATTTTTCAACTTCCAGTCTTAGTACTTTCGTAAGTGCTGGTCACCTTCTCAACATTGAGTTTCGCCGGATTTGAGTGCCGCCAGAACTTGACTGTCCAGCCACTAACTTCTGTGAACTCAATGTACTTGCCGACTCGGCTCTCCAGCTCTTTTAGCAGGCCTTCGTACGCCTCTAGGTGTTGTGACTTCTTCTGGCGATTCAAAGCATCATGCATCTTGCCTGGGCCACCATGACCCTCGTGCTTTTGGATCTCTTCAAGGTGGAACTTGGCCGTATGTCCATGCTGCTGGATCTGCCCAAGTATCGAATAGACTCCGTCCTTTGCGTCAAATAGAAACTGGGACTCTCGATAAGCTTTCGTGATCGCGATGGAGCGCTCCTTGACCTTTTCATGCTCATGCCAAAGTGCTTGATAGTAATCGAGCGCAGCCTCGTACACCGCGAATCGCTTGTTGTACAGGTCGAGCCGAGCCTTTGCGCTTGAAATCCTCATCTGGGCGAACGCTACCCCGAAGGTGACAAGGCTGACCGCGAGGGCCGCGCCGCCCAGTAACACTGTTATCGAATCCTTGTCCAAAGCGATCATCCGTAGTGCCGATATCTATAATCTAGGGGCTGACATTCTGCTTGGCAACGGTCAAGTCTAGCTGTAAGGCGTTTGGCGACTGGCGCGAAGTCGTGGCTATCGATTCCCTGCCGCGATCGACCGATCGATCCAGGCCCTGCCGACATTTGGGTGACGTGGGAACCGTTGGCAGACGGATCGGAAGCCTTTTGTTGCGGGCTGAGCGGAGTGACGTCACCGTTATGTCACGCACTGCGCAACGAGTAGGGTGGCGCGCCGCCTGCTGGGAAATACTCGGCGATTCCCCTCTCCCCGATCTCGGCGACTTCGTTGGACAATGCCGCCCAATGCGGGCGATAGTCCGGCGACCTAGTCCTTGCGGCGACCCATGAGCATTCTCAATGTCCTAATGACGCCGGAGCGAGCATTCGTGGCGGTCGACACCCTTGCTCAGGACGCCGTCACTGGCGAGACATCTGAGGGGGCCAAGCTGCTGCCGATCCCCCAGCACAACATCGTCGTTGCCGCGCGTGGGTCCGGGCAGTTCTTCCTTCGTGTGTATCAGCTGTGCCTTGAGGCCAGCTTCCGGAACGCCTTCAGCATTGAGCAGATCATGCGGGAAGTCGGCCCCGTCATGGACCTGTTGTGGCCCAAGTACGTCCGGGCTGTTCGGGACGCCAACATGGACCTGGGTCAGCTTCAGTCCGAGATCGTAGTTGTGGGTTGTCGAAGGCCCAGGACCGGATCGTCGGCACTGCCTACGCGAAGTCAGAGGTCGAACAATACGCACTTGTCGCCGAGCTGGCAGGGGGTATTGCCTCGCCAGGTCAGCCGCTGCGCGATCTCCCCGATAGCTTCCATCCTGACGTGACCCTCGCCGCCGGGTGCCGGCAAGCCGAGTACGTCAACGCTGAAGAAGGACGGTACGTAGCCGGGGGGCGACTCATTGCAGCCTACTTGCAGCGGGGCGAGGCCGTCGTGCGGGATCTGGGCGCCATCTAGGATCGATTGATGAGCCCGAGACTGGCGCCTACGCATCGCCTTGGGCATTGGGGTAGGGGCGCACTTCCGAAAGGGGCATCGGAACACTCTTTAAGCCGTCCGTAACCTTCAGTGCTCCCCTGGTTTCAGGGCGCACAATTTTCAGCAGTGCTTGGAAATCAATGACTAGGCGAATGGCAAGCCTGAGCCAGTGGTGCAGATGGCCAAGGACGGATTCATGTTTCTGGGCGCCTCTACGCGCGAGCCTCGAACGGTCGAAGGAGTTTTGCCAGGTCCGAAAGTAGGCGGATAAAGATGCCTCGAGCCTTTCAGCCATGCCTGCCTTCGGCGTCTAGGCGACTTTGCCAGTCCTAACCCAACACCCCCTGCAGAAGCGGAAACGCCTTCTGCCAGTTGGCCAAGCCGGCATCCACCAGCTTCAGAGCGAGGTGTTTGGTAGCATCGGCGGGCAGCTCGCGAAGCTTGTACATGAAGGCCTGCTTCTTCTCCGGCGAAAGGTCTGTGGCCTCAATTTTTGCTGCCACAAGGTCCTTGATAGTGTCTTCGTGGACCCTGATGGTGACCACTCCGAGGATCGCGCCTAGACCTCCGTCATCTGCAAGGAAATCCATGCCTTTCGCAGTGACGGTGGCCTCAACCAGCATGTTGCCCTGATCTAGGGATCCGTACCATTTCCCTCGGACCAAGCCGTGTTCGTGAAGATACGCCACGTTTACGCGGACTGCCCCCGGAGCCTGTTGCTCTAAGAAGTCTGCGGCCACCGACGACGGGTAGTGAGCAGCCAGCTCAATGAGCAGGCGCCTCTGATACTCGCGATTAAGCAGCTCCATGCTCTCAGCCTAAGTGGTCGACGGTTTGACTATCCTATCCGCTAGCTCGTTCAAGGGCGTCTTCGCCGGCGGTGCTCAACTCTCCGCATCAAAGACAGATGGCTCTAGTCTTTCATTTAAGTAGTTGATTTATAAGAAAAACTCAAAATTGAGTTTTGCGCATCACCGGACGCCTCCGCTACACCCCGCTCTAGCGCCTCAGAACTTGCCGCCCATTTCGCGACATGTACGCGCACGCGCGCAGTGCTTTCGGACTGCGGCTTTATAGGATGCATCAGACGGAAACGTTCTAGTGACGTTCCTGACTGGCCCCACTCTACGATAGGATCGGGTCACAACGGGCGCCAGGAACGCTGAGCAATGTGGACACACCCAGTCGCCAAGGAAGAGTTTTTGGCTGGTAGCAAAGTTGCAGCGCAGATACTGTTCGACGCGATCAAGCAGCAAAGTAAGTCCTCGCAGACTAAGGCGATAGCTGCGCTTTGCCAGCCAACGCTAAGTTTGGAGGACTTCAGTGCTGCGTCGGTCGAACACGTAGCATGCGAAATGCTCGCGGGATCGCTGATCGTGCTTGCCTACAAGATCATCGATCTGCATGGTGTCGCGCAAGCGAAGGGCCCAGGGGCCTTGCATTTCGAATCAGAGATCAACCGTTTAATCCGAGAGCACCCCGATGCTCGGATCAAGAAAGAGTTCAAGATACCTCCCCGACTATGCGTCGGCAGAGAAGTAGGTCACCTGCCGCTAGGTGTAATCGTCCATGGCGCAAGAAATCAGTACTGCCACTTTGGTGAGCATCGCCGCCTTGACCCACTGAACGAGCTCGTCTTCAACCATTTGCAGCAGCTCTATGCAGATGCAGAGTGGTTGAACTTCGATGCGAAGGACGGAGGCAGGATCCTCGCGTTTACCGCAACCTCTGCGCTGCACTGGACCGCCAATGGGAACGATGGGAGCACTGGGTTCGAGAGGTTCTGTGAGGACATGTCAGAGGTTATTGGGCAGCCTTATTGAGCTATGCCCATAGCGCATGACGCGTGGGGCACCTGTGAAGCTCTGCCGTCGACGCGTCTTTGTATAAGGTCCAAGCGAGCAGTCTGGATATGAAGATCGCGGCTGGCGAGTCAGGGGCAGGGCTATCGTCACACCCCGAGGTCGCCGCGGCCGGTTTTGACCGGACCACCATCAACATTAGGCCTGAACACGTCGATGCCTGGCTCAACCCGAACCCGGCCGACCTTGGCGCGCTCTACGCGATCTTCGACGACAAGCGGCACCCGTTCTACGAGAGTCGGCTGGCGGCGTGAGGCAGGCCCGACGCTGCTTTGCGCAGTTGGCCTATGGTCCCCGGGTGCGCCGCGGCCCATGATCTAGATGCTGAATCCGGGAGACGCAGGCAGCTCAGCCCGGGTGCTGGGGCGCCTGAGCAGCACCCCGCCGGCACCTTTGCATCGGCCTGACGCGCCGTCGCGAAATCTGAGACTCCGGTCCGTATCCTGCGCGTATGCTTCCGCCCTGCGACTTCACCGTCTTCAAGACTGTCCTTCAGCCGCAAGGCTGGGTGCAGCACGGCGAGCACTGGGGGCTGTGGTGGCGAAATCGTCAGATCGCCGGCGTGCAGCCAGACGTCCGGGGCGTCCGGGTCGTGTTGGCCTGCAGGAAGCTGTGGTAGGACAAGGAGGTGCGTGCGGCCAGTGTGACTCAAGGAAAGCGCTACGCTGAGCGGTGGTGTGCCGCCCGGGTTCTGGAGGGTGTGCCGCTGAAGGAGGCCGTGGCGTGGCTCGTAGCGCAGGATCAACCGCTCAAGCTCAGCCGCACGGAGATGCAGCAACAGAGACGACTGGACGCGAACCCTAACCCGAGGCTGTAGGCGCCGCACGGGCTCCTTCTAACCGTCTCAGCGCTTACGCGTCGACACAATCTGCTGTGCCAAACGAAGTGCGCTGCCTGCGTCCATTCGTGTGCCGCCATTCCTCGTGCCAGACGGCTGATCCTTTATTCTGGAGGCGCTCGAACCCAATGCGACTAACGTGGGCCGATAAGTCTGCTGCTCGATATAGTTGAGTAGGTGAGCCTCGGTGTACCGCACCTGCCGGCCAATCCGCACGTAAGCAATCCTGTCCGCAGCCCTTTGACGTCGAAGCGTTATCTCCGCGACACCAAGGTAGCTGGCGGCCTGCGCCTCTGTGAAAAGCTGTGGCAACTCGCTCGTATCCATCTTGGCCTCGCCTCGCTCGCTCCAGGTCTATCCTCAGATAGCTTCGGACGTAGTCCGTAACGTCACCGTGACACCAAGGTCCCAGCGCCTCCGCCTGCATAGGCACCTTGCCCGTTTGCATGCCCTTTACGCGCAGTCGCGGAGTCTAAGATTCCCGTTTCCGGTAGCTATTAAGCGGCTGGTAGTGATTAGGCAGATCGCCTACGATGTGATCCCATTCCACCGCCCAGGGGGCTTCAATGGATATTGTTGTTCACAGTTCGACAGATGCACCAATCAATGAAGTTGCGAGTGACCTGAGTACGCACGGGATACTGGTTTATGCCGTCCCTACCTCGCTGGAAACGCCGCCTCTGAATACTCGTCTGAGTGGTGAGCTTGGTGAGTCGGGTTCGCGAGTCCCGGATGTCATTCACCATCAAGTGGCGTTGAGCGATGCGCGATGCGTCGATTGCTACAGCTACGGCGTTGTCGCTGGTTTTGACTTGGAGACCGCCCCGAGCCTCGTGGAACGAGCGCTGACGTTGTGGCAAGAGGAGGGAAAGCCTCCGAGGTATGTGGCTGAGCTGGATGACATGGATGCGGTGTAGCTGGTAGCGGTACGATCAACACCCGCCAAATTACAGGTGATATCCGTATCGACTAACGTGAGGCTGTGGCAGTCAAGCAAAGCCTCCCGGCCCAAGGTAAGGCGGCTGAGTTGGAAGGTGCGCCTCGTAGTTGAATAAGCCGGATCGACTCGACTCAGTATCGCTTGACCTGCAAGGCCTGCGGAACGATCGACACCCCCTCTGCGCACCAAAAGGGATCTGCCTACTCCGGTGGTAGTTGGAGTGGTCCCGATTCAAAGGTGTTCTCCCTGCACACCGAGGAGTCGTATGGTGAGGACCTTATCAAATCTGCGTCGTGCACCTGCGGTGGAGAGGTTGAAGTTGTGACTACCAGAACCGGTCCCTGACCGGTTCATTTCCTTGTCGCAGCCTTTTACGGCGCGCGTTCTTATCCTCCATGGCATGCTTCCTTCCTACAGGTGCCAAGGCTTCCGCACAGCATCGCTTAGGTCCAGATGGAAGAAGGCTGGGTGCCGTGTTGGAGCTGCCCCACAGATCGCCCATGTCAGCCAGCAGAGGATGGTGGCGTCGGCTTGATAGCGCCTGAGTAAGCGGCTAGGTGCCTTTAGACCCTTTCGCCTTACGCCCGGCAGAAGGCTTGGCCGTGGCAGCGGATCGCGCCAGGATTCGTGCAATCTGTTCGTCCTCCGTCTCGATCGACGGACAAGCGATGGGCAAGCGGATAGGCGGTACTGCGAGTCTCGACTTGGCCCCCCAAGCATCAATTCCGCCATCTCCATGGTCTGAAGGCCAAGAAGCCGCCGATGATTCGTTGCGCGCGGGAGACGGTCGGGCGTGAAGGACCTCCGTTGCAGTTCTCCACGCAGGAAGCCCTTCAGGTTTGACCTTGCAGGCCGATGATTCTAGAACTGCTAAGGAGAGCTTTGCCATGTCGAACAATGATGAATCCGCCCTCTCGGTCGCGATCGGTAAGTTGGGTGATAAAGAGCGTCGTAAGATCATGAGAGACGCGGGCGTGCCTGAGGATCAGCTCAACGCACCCATCTCAGATACTCAGATTGCGGATATTGCTGCCGCCAAGCCCAGCGTGGCAGCCAGGATCGAGTCTGGGGCTGCTCAGGCCGGGCAACTTCCTCCTGGCAAGGTGCAAGTCGTGCCTGCGGCTGCGGCTGTACCTGATCCTCAGGATCCCGACACTTCCGCGCCCGCCGATGAGCCTCAGCTAAGCGCGGAGGGGGCTGAGCCGAGCCAGGCGTCCGTCGAGGATGGGCCTAAGGCGTCAATTCCGGGCGTGAGGAAGCTGAAACTCTAACGGGAGCTCTTAAGACCAAGCCGCCTCTCGTAGCGCGCCAGCTTGGTCACCTGCTGTTGCGCGACACCCGGACCCCTGAGGAACAGCTGGCTGCCTCGTTGAAGGAGTCGGCCAGGCGCAAGGGCAGTGGACGGGCGAAGTGGTGGGAGGAGGGAGCAAGCGGCTAAGTCGCTGGCTTCCTTTTAGCTGCTGGCTTCTTCTTACGTATTGGGGGGCCAAGTAGCCGGTCCAGCCTTTCATCTACCGTGTCGAGCGGCACCGGCGGGTGTGCGTATGGGAAGCTAGGGAACTGCATTGGCTCCAGCCGAGATGCAGCCCACCACGCATCCAGATCGACCGGGTGGATGCGATCAGACTTTGCGCCTTGGCCCAGACGGCACGCGGTCAGCTTCCCGGCATCGATGGCCCGGCGTAGCGTTTTGGTAGAGCAAGCTGAGAGTTCTGCCGCTTGCGCAAGGGTCAGAAGCTTCCCGCCGTCACTCACTTTCGTCTCCCCATGGTCGGGGCCCTCTTCCTTTCATAACGCGCCAGCCTGGCCAACGCCTCTGAAGGGCCCGGCGAGCTGGGAGCGGGCGCGAGCCCGGAGGTGGCAGTTTTTGCCCATGGTCTGGCGTCGTGGATGGCGCGGTGCAGGCCGGCCTTCTCGTAGAGTTTCTTGCCCATGAAGTTGCGCGGCTCGATTCCGTATTTCGCGATGTTTGAGTCGAACTGGCTCCTGGACACCCCGCAGTAGTGCGCGGCCTCTTCGACGGTTAGCCAGTCCTTGCCGGACAGGTCGAATCGAAATGCTGCCAATTGCTGCCTGAGGGCGGCAATTTCTGCCTCCAGCTGAGGCAAAGGTACTGGTGTGTTCATTGGGCGTCCCTTATCGCTCTGGCCGAGAGTACCTCCCTGGGGCATGATCGACACTGGTCGCTTAGGGGTGTCCGATGTCAGGGGAAGTGCTGTCGCGCGCTGAGGTCGAGGAAATCAGTAGAACTCCGATTAGGTCTAGACAGCTGGACTTCTTCCGCCAGAACGGCATCCAGCATCACGTTGACGATTACAACAGGGTCATCGTCCTACTTAAGGAAGTTGGGGCACCAGTGACGGCCGACTCGCCTAAGCTGGAATGGCGTTCCAACAAGGCGGTGTGA